GGATAGTTTTTTGCGCCTTTGCACATGTTTACAAATTATAAGAATTTTTGTAAAAATATGCAAGATTATTTTTTGGTTCTTCTTGTTTTACGTACTATTTTTGTGAATTTACGCATACTTTTTTGTTTTCTTCCTCCTTCAATTAGACTATTATCATCTGTTGATGATTTTGGTGATTTCCTTACGTCATCATTATATTCATTAATTAATGTAATATAATCCTCAGTGTCAATTTCATTTTTGTATGTGTTTAATAACGTTTTGTTATCAAGACGTTTTATGGTATCCTCAAGATATTCTTTTCGATGAGAATTTTTGTCATAAGCTGATAATCTTAAATGTGTGGATATCTTTTTCCGTGTGTCGTCCATTTTTCCTTTTTTAAGATCTTGTTCAAGTGTAATTAACCCTATTGGTTTACTTGTATAACTCTCAAAAATGGAAAAATATTGACTAGTTATTATATATAATTTTATAAGAGTTGACTGGTCAACGTTGCTTTCCAATTTCTTCTTTACTTCTTCAAAAAAAGCCAATATCGATTGTGTTTTTCTTCGAATTGGATTACAACATATAGCAGTATAATCACATTTTTTTATGTTGTTAAAAAACAATCTAATTTGTTTGATTTTATATCGTATTCTATACTTTAATTTTTCATTATCTATTGCTTTGTTTTCATCATAAAAACTCTCTATTAGTGTCTTGCTTTCTTTTTCTAGTTCGTCTTTTTCTCTATTTTTTTCCTGTTGTTTTTCTTTTATAAAATCATCTAGTTCTTTAGTTAGTTTTTCGATATTTTTTTGATTTTCCTTTATTTCGGTTTTTATAAAGTTAGCATCTATTTCATATTCTCCGTATGATATCTTTTTATCATGATTCTCAATTGTTGGAAATTCTTTGATTAAAAATTTAAAGTATTGATCAAGCTTTACATCATATTCTTGTAATTTATGTATATAATTTGTTTTCTTTTCATATTCTTTCAGAATCGGTTTATCATCACCATTTTCCGGAATTTGATAATCTTGTGCAAACAGTGCTTGTTTTTTTTCCAATTCTTTCTTTAATTCTTTTATTTTTTCTTCTATTTTGTCGTCTAAATCTTTCGTATCTATTTTATTGGCACTAATATATCCTTTTATTACACCAATAATTCTAATAACACCTTCTCGGATACTCATCTAAATTGAATAATATTATTACTAACTGTATATACTATCCTAATATTTTTTACACATAAGTCGGTAAATTATCTAAATCGATATATTCATCCAAACATGAACTCGCATGAGAAACCAAGAATTGTTTAAAAAACGGATATTCCAATTGTGCTTCGGGCGTGTGATTGTGCACTGTTCGCGCAATCATCTTATACAATTTAAAATTGGGGTATCTCTCTTCACCGGTTTTCTTATACAAGACATTTTTTCCGCGATCATCCGTGCACCATCTCACAATGGTCTTTTGGAATTCGTCGTACCGGCGAGTGTCTTCTTCCTGGTCAATAATAAAATCATAGATGGATGAACCAAGGCGGCACAAGTCGAACGCATAATTGGGTTCCAATCGGGGTTTATTTTCATTGAAAAACGGTTCGCAATTGTATTGTGTTGCTGCATCTCCACCAGGACCGAAACTATCGCTACAGAACATCTTTTTCTGGAAGGTATAGATACTGCGACCAAAATCGATGATTTTATAGATGCGACCATACGTAGGCACTTTGTAGACCTTACCCGAAAACTTGTAATACAGGTATTCGGTATCGGTGCGTGTCCACATAATGTTGTTAGTATGCAAATCGTTGTGTGTAAAATGGAATGCTTTTTGATAGGTCAATAGAATCATGATAACCTGGAACAACACACTGGCGGCTTGGTCTTCGCCGATAATCTTTTTAACAAAGAGTTGGTCCAATGTGCCCTCGCATTTCTCTAAACATATCATTTGAACAGGGAAATCCTTTATGTATCCGTAAATTTCTTCTTCTTCTTTCTCTTCTTCTTCTTCTTCTTCTTCTTCTTCTTCTTCTTCTTTGCCCTCATCATCTTCTACATCCGATTCCGTGATCCATTCATCATCATCATCATCTTTATCGTCATCATTATCATAATCTTCTTCATCATCATCATCATCTTTATCGTCATCATTATCATGATCATCATCTTGATATTTTTCATCATTTATTAAAGAATCACCTAAATCCTCATCGCTACTATAATTCAAATCGCTATCTGAACCGGAGTCTTCAGAGTTTGATACATCGGAACCGTTGCCGTCATCATTATTGTATCGATTCTTTACATCTTTTGTATAGATTGTGTCTACTTCTACAATTGTTGATGGCTCGATTGATAGAGTCAAATCTTCCGATTCTATATTCAAATCGCACACTGAAAATGCAGACATATTATGCGCAATACTATGGTTTGGACTTCCACCAATACACAAGCGTCGACGATTTTGCCTAGATCCCGCAATTACGTCTAAACCATTTTCTAAACCGTTTGGATGATCAATCGTGAATAAACTCCCATGATGTTTATTAAAGAAATTGGAGTTTTGCAAATATTCCAGATCGTCCGTGGCACACATTTTGAATTGTTTTTGTATACCCAAATAAGATCCATAGAAATCAACACCATGGACAAAACCATGGTGATGTAAAAGCCCCGATGTCAAATAGTTGAAAAAACAGTCCACATAGGATGCATTGTGAGGCGACAATATCTTATTCAATACGGTTTCATCCGTACTATCGATCTTGGGTAGCGACTTTATTTTAGGATCTTTTATATCGTATTTTCCAATCATGTATCTGAATGGGTCCAAGAGTGGCGAGAATTTGATAAACACTGGTTTTTCAATAATGGCCTGGGTTTTGCTACAGAAAACGTGTGTAGGATCGACCATGTGATATTGATGGTTTAGAGCAATTTTGTCGTAGTTTTGGTGGGTCATATCGAAAAATCGGTTGTAAACGGGGTTATACAATTGCAAATCTTGGATTTGAAACGGTTGGTAAGAGGATGGACTCTTTGTAAAATCTGTTATCAAACCAAACTTCTCTAAATCAATGGGCGTAGGTTTATAATAATGAACTTGGAATGAGGACTTTGACATCATATGAAATCCCTAAATAGATAATTTTATTTGATTAAACCAATAAAAACCTAATATTATTGCCAAACCAATGTCGTTCAATTCGAATATTATTTTGTATAGAGATAGTACAAACATACATATTAATATCGAGAAAGATGACATTGGAATTGAAAAAATTCGATATGAGATGGATCACATTTAAACCCGATGAGAATAAAGGTCCCGTTATTGTTATGATTGGTCGTCGTGATACAGGTAAGTCTTTCTTGGTTCGTGATCTCTTGTATCACCACCAGGATATTCCGATCGGCACCGTTATTTCGGGGACGGAAGCCGGAAACGGGTTTTATGCGAGTCATGTTCCCAAGTTGTTTATACACGAAGAATACAATACAGTGTTGATTGAGAATGTGTTGCGACGTCAGCGTGCTGTGTTGAAACAGATGAATAAAGATATTGAAATGTACAAGAAATCGACCATCGATCCCCGTGCTTTCGTTATCTTGGACGACTGTTTGTATGACCAGACGTGGACACGAGACAAAATGATGCGCTTGCTTTTTATGAACGGGCGTCATTGGAAGGTCATGTTGATAATTACTATGCAATATCCTTTAGGCATACCTCCCAATTTGCGAACCAACATCGACTATGTCTTTATTTTGCGAGAACCTTATTTGACCAATCGCAAACGTATTTGGGAGAACTATGCTTCCATGTTTCCAACTATGGAGTCATTTGCGTCCGTTATGGACCAGACTACCGAGAATTTCGAGTGCTTGGTTATTAACAACAACGCGAAATCGAATAAACTGCATGATCAGATCTTTTGGTACAAGGCTGAAGGTCGTCCGGACTTTAGACTGGGTTCGAAGGAGTTTTGGGAGATCTCCAAGGGTATGGGTTCTGACGACGAAGATGAGGCATATGATCCTAGCAAAGGGAAGAAACGTGCCGGTCCTGCGATTAATGTCAAGAAAACCACCACAAAATGGTAAAGCTAGAGACTACAAACATGCGACAAAAAAATCTTGGATAATATATATAAGATACAAACATGTATTCTTTATCCCCCGAATCCACTACCAAACCTTCAACCGTAAATTCATCGTCTTTTATTACAGTAGAGCTCGTGGTTTATGTATTTTTATTTCTTTGGACATTGCTAGGATTAATTGCGTTTATTTATTCATTGTATTGTTTTGGAAAAAGAGGATCGGCATTGGATAAAGCCGTTGGACTAATACTCGCAGTATTGACCGGTCCTCTTTTCTTTTTGTACTTGTATGTTAATCGTCGGTACTGCAAATAACGTACAAGATGAAATCGGATAAGATGAAATCGGATAAGATGAAATCGGATAAGATGAAATCGGATAAGATGAAATCGGATAAGATGAAATC